CTCTGGAAGAAGATATTACCCACCATATATCATACTGTAGGTCTACCACAAGATATGTACTAAAAAACTTTAAAATCCATTACTAATAATGATGTCCATCTGGTTTATAAAACTATAGTAAGAAAGAAATAGCGAAAGGTGTTTGTCGCAAAAATAAATGGGACAGTTACGTCAGGACACCCGACCCGTACTACATTCGGTAACACTTTAAGGGTGATATAGTATTATAAATTCATCTTCTCCGAGCTGAATATTAAACATTACAAAATGTTTGTAGGCGGAGATGATTTTTATTGTATACTGTTAAAATCAGATGCGTAATTGTTGGAATGCAACATTGGAAAATACTTTTCGACCGAATAAAAGGGGATGGTAGGTTTGGGACAGTGTGTTAAGAAGGTGAATATTTTAGGTAATAAGGTCGATTTTCTGTCCAAATTAGGAGTTATACATCCTAGCAAGTGTTTTATTTTTAGACAATTTCCTAGGATAGCATATTTGTAGAAGTTTAGTAGCTCCGCTGTAAAAGACCTCGCAGTCTTAACCCGAGCCATGTGTTGTTCTCTTTACTGCTCTGGAATGGATTTCACATTCGTCTAATCTATGTGCGCTTAATTGGGAAATCTTCAGCAAAGCATGAATTTAGCACAGATGATGGACAGTATATCAAAATTCTCAAATGTTCCCTTATCAAGGCTAAGACACATATGGTTGAACATGCATAATCTCCCATAACAATATTCTGGAGCCGATTTTGATTTAATAGATATAGCCCCAAGTTTCGGAGACATGAGCCATTTGGATAAGTATTAAATATCGGGAGAAATAAGAGACGCTATTAGCAATTAGTATGACTGGTTAAGTAAAAATATGTAATAACCAGGGGAATAGAGCGGAGGATACAATATTGTCACGAGAAAAACTGATCTCTATTACTAGAGTAAGGGCATCCGTGTCTACGAAGGTCTAATTAACCGTAGTTGTAAAAATATTGGACTGATTACTAAAAACGACTCATCATAACAACCACAAGTTGATAGTACTGCTTAAACTATCCGAAGTTATATCGCAAAATAACCTGTATCATAAAACAGTATGTAAAACGACGAGGGATAATTACCTTTGTTAAAATTAATTAGATCTAGACCAATCGGAGGAGGATACTAAAGGAAAAGCAAAAGCCAACAAATTAAGAACCAAGTTACTTATGTCCCTAAGTAGTAATAAAAGAAACCACCGGTGGATCTGAAATAAAAGTAAAGATCAACGAATTTAAAAGGACTGACCGTTGTTGGCCCTAAGTAAAAATAGAAATACGGACCGGAAAAATAGGCCTATTTAAATAATAAGTTCAAGGATAATAAGTACGCTATGTCCTTGTTAAATCCTTTCACCACCAAACCTGTAAGAGGACCAAATGACTTCTGCTAACCAACAAGTCTGTATGAATACAAATTTGTCGCAGACCTTAATGGAGGAAATACTAATTAACAGGCAGTGTTGTATCCACACAATTTGTATGTATCAAATACTAGTTCAGGTTATTCCAATTACTTCTAGGTGATCACATCAAGTGCCGGACACAATGATGTTACGGTAGCTTTTAATGTCAGTTCTTCAGTTCCTTATTTTACTTAGAAGATCTTTCATCCTATGTCCGCTCATGCAAGTTAAGGAAATGACCCTGACGATACCGGCAGATTCGTGTCTTATAGAGTTGTAAGAACAGGGATCAAAATTATGCCTGTTTCCAACATCACCGTAAGGCAAGGTGTTTTAACTATAGGAATGGTTCCTGGTAAGACCATAGGAAGTTTAGCCACATCAGTTATACTTCCAAGCTCCTAACGACTAAGATAGTACAGCACTTCATATGAAGTGGCTCTAGCCAATTTACCAGTCACTGGTACTGATTACGTCTGGGTACCACTGGATCCTCAAGATCTTATATTCATGGGTAGTGTGAATACATTAGATGGGGATTCTTTAGCTTATTAAAATAGAAATCCAATTTATTTAAATTTTGATGGAATTTCTGCGGGAGACAAATACAGGGTCGAGATAGTTAGTACTATAGAGTATATAGCTGCTATGAATTTTGTTGATTGGATTACTCCTGAGATAACTACCACGTCCGACCGAGATTTTAAGCAATTTAATGATGTCGTTAAACAGGCCCTTCCATAGGCTGTTTCAGGCACATTAGGATAGCAGTTTTTGAAGATGGCAGGTAACATAGGCCAGATGATTACGGATCAAGTTGCTAACATTTCTATGGTCGATGTCTTGAAGAGTGGAATGGCTCTATTTTGAGCGCTCTTGCAAGGCAAGTTCCTAACCGGG